TCTTTTCATCTTCTTGTGGATAGTATTCTAATTTGGTTACACCATCTATCTCCATTAACTGTGATAGTCCTCTGTTGGCAAGTATATCAACTTTTAAATGTTCAAGGTCTTCAATTTCATACTTGTCCAAAAGTATTTGGTTGTCTTGTGATATTAAACTTTTTGGTAACTGTCTATCAAACATAATAACGCCACCACAGTGTTTTGAAATGGCACGTTTCTTGCCGAGCAGTTTCTTTTCTATTCTTTTTGCTTCTTGTACATCTATATCATAATCTTCATACTTGAAGTTACGTGGTAAGTTACCTTTTGCACCTAAACGTTTTGCCGCTTCTTTCTTTGCACTCTTTTCTCTATACATTACATAGTTTGATAGTCGTGCAGTCTTTCCTGGCCACTTTTTAAATATGCGTTGCATAACTTCACCCTGTTGATGATGTTCAAAATCAATATCAACATCTGGTAAATCATCACGCAGTGGATTCATAAAACGTGCTACTGGTATGTTCCATTTGATTGGATCAACATCTGTGATACCTAACAGATAACAAATTAAACTGCTACCTGCAGATCCTCTTGTCATGTGTTGTAGGTCTTGTGTGATGTCTATGATGTCACAAATTTTGTGAAAGTATTCTGTGAACCTTTGATTAAGGATAAGTTCAAATTCCTCTACAAGCCTGTTTTTATATTCATCGCCTTGCGGTATAGTTCTTTTAAATCGAGATATCAGACTCTGTATGTTTTCTAAATCGTTAGCCATATTGCCTCCTAAATGCCTTATGAAATTATTTAGTGAGGATAAAAAGTGTGATTACTGATTTTGGTAAACTATTCTGAACCTAAGTTACCTAAGAACTCACGTAACTTTGTGCTATCTGTTTCTGCACGAATCTTGCCAACAGTTTTACCTTCTGCTGGATCTACTTCTGTAGTAGTTTCTTCTTCACCGCCAGTTGTCATACTGTTACGTTTGATTTGATCATACACTGTGCTTGAACGTTTTGTAAATTCTTGATAGTCTTCATCTTCTGCAAGATCTCTAATACGTAAACTGTCAATATCAAATTCTAAATCAATCTTTGCACCAACACCAGAACTACTTCTTGTTTTCATAAGTTGTATCTGATATCTACCACGTTCTTTCATTGCTCTACTTGTAAAGATACCAATTACGTTATCAGCAGTTTGTATCTTAGATAAACCACCTGCAATATGCGAATGATCAAATTCTATTTCTTCAACACTGGCTCTGTTTAACTGCGATGCTGTTACAAACACTGTGTTACTTTCCATTGCCAAGTTTCTAAGTTCTTCTGATACAAACTTATCTTTAACAAACAAGTCACTTGGCGATACTTTTCTACTCATAGGCATCATCAAGTCTAAGTAGTCAATCAACAGTACATCAACTTTCCTGTTGTTTTTAATTTCATATTCTTTTACAAAACTTCTAATGTCATTTGCATTCTTACCACTTGGCATATATTTGATCTGTAATGCACCTGCCTTCTTGCCCATTAGTTTTACTTTCATTTCAACACCATCAAGATCTTTGAAAATTTCTTTTGTTGGAATGTCAGTCATCATACTATCAATACGCATTGCCACAAGTGCTTCACTTAATTCAAAACTTAGATAGACAACGTTCATACCTTCCATTGCCCAGTTAACACCTAAGTTTGCAAGGAACAAAGATTTACCAGCACCAGAACCACCTGCAAAAATATTAAGTTCACCTCTGTTAAATCCACCAAACAGTTTCTTATCAAGTGTTTTCCAACCTGTGCTTACTTGTCCATTGTTATCTTTGAGTCCCATAAGTCTACCTTTAGGATCTTCAAAGTAGTTGATACCTAAGTCTTTCTGTAATCCTACTTGTACTGCATTTTTAATTTTGTCTTCTACTGGACCATAGTTGCCTTCTTCAAGCAAGTTAGCACTTTCAAGGATTGCTCTTTCAAGTCCTTTGTGTCTTGTAAATGTTTCAAACTCTTGCAGTAGCCAATCATAGTGTGCTTCTTGTAAGCCTTGTGGAATTTTCAAATCTGTTTTACAAGTACTGTTAACCATTTCTTCTGTAGGAAGTGCATTATGATCAGTTACATACTTGTTCATAAACTCTGCGGCGTCTTGTAATTTTCTATCAAACAAAGTATGATCAAAGATGGTTTGACAACGCACAAAACTTTGTGCATCACTCAACATCATTTCCAGATACACCTTCTGGACATCATAACCATATTCTTTATTTTGTTTTGCCACTATATAAGTCCTTTACTAAAACATCTAATAATTCTATAAATTCATAGACTGCTTTTTTCTTTTCCGTTTCGCTCTTACTACTATGTACAGTCTTAAGAAGTTTTGGATATTCTTTGTTTAGAGTTTCATTTATCATACTTTATTATACCATATTTTTTCATCAAAGTCAATATGTTTTTCTTCCGAAGCCAATACTGCTCCAATACACGAACCAGGATCTCCTGGATTAGGTGGTATCCAAAGATTGTCCCAATTTGGTTTAATTAAATCCATTGCAGGTTTATTTAAAGCACAACCGCCAGTAACAATTAAGTTCTTGCTTGGCATATTGTTTGCCATGCTTGTAGTTAACCTTAAAACCAATTTCTCAAACACGTTCTGAACACTTGCCGCCAAATCAAAATAATCATCTTCTTTGATTTCTGGTCTCCACCAATTTAATCCTCTATGACAATTAATTTTAATTTCAATGTTACATAATGGATTGTAACTAACTTCAAAGAAGTCATGCATTATTTCCTGTTCGTATCTAAACTTATCACCCTTAGGTGCTAATTTTGAAATAACATACTCATCTTTGTTTGCTTCATATCCTAAACGTTGTGTCATTGCACTGTACCACAAACCTAAACTGTTAGGATATCTTTGACTGTTAACTTTTTGTAGTTTGTCTCCCCAGCCTTTCCACATCGTAAGTGTTTCAAATTCGCCAATTGAATCAATACAAATTATACTTGCATCATTCATACCACTTGTATAATAACCATATGCGGCATGACTGTGATGATGTTGTACATATTCTATAGGACAATCAATACCCCATTTAGCAAGGTACTTTTTAATATTGTTTTCTTTAAACAACCAACCTTGACCTGCATACAGTTGCCTAAAACTTTTCAGCATAGGTCTTTCGTACCAAACAATTTTATCAGGTGGACCATAACTTTGTCTTACTGCTTCTATCTGAGTCCAGTTGAAATCTGGATCATTATCAACACCACTAAAGTCTTTTGCTAAAGAGGCCCAAGCAAGTTTGCCGTCTACGAATGCCGCCAAACTGGCGTCGTGACTATTGCCAACCATTCCCCATACAACCATTATTCTATACCTCTATATTTTTTATATATTTTGTGAAGTACATAAAACCATACACTATTAATTGCAGGCTCAACAAGTGCTACTGCACCTGCTTCTATAAAACTTGCACCAGTCATTACTTTTACAACTGCCATAGCAATTAATACATGACCGCAAAAGAAAATTAGTGCAAGACCCAAAGAACCTTTTGCAAATTGTTTTACTGTATTATGTAATCCACTTGTAAATTCTGTCATTCTATTTGTAGATGAAGGGATCTCTTTTTTGGAGTTCCTTAATACGTTTTTGCAAACGCCTTCTCTCCTTCCATTTTGTATATGGCTTTTTAATTTTTTGCCATAAAGTTTTTAACCAAACCATTTTTTACTCCGTAATTTGATTTTAAGTTCACTGCTTTCACTATTAGAAATAATTGAATGCAGTGTATATATTTTGCCATACTTGATGACTGCATCGTTAACATCTTTAACATCGCTGTCCCAGTCTGGCATACTTACTGACCAACCAAGTTCTATTGCTTCATCAATAAGTTTACTGCCTGCTTCGTCCCTATCGGGTACAACAATCTTTGTTGTATTTAAACTGTTGAGGAGCATTGCCTGTTGATCTTTGATTTCACTTCCAAGCAATGCTACCCCTTCAACAGCAATAGCATCAAAGGGACCTTCAACAACAATAGTGTATATGCGTTCAAAATTTTGAGCATCGAGATTAAACACATAACCAGGTTGTTGGTCACTTAGATACTTTGGATTACCGTCTTTGATCTTACGTGCGGTATATCCTACTACTTCACCTTTGTGATAAAATGGAATAATTATTCTATCACGAAAGCCAAGTTCTGGTGTCCAATGAAAAGGATAATCATCTAAGAACAAGTTTCTTGTCTTGAGATATTCAAACACCTTAAACAAATTATTATCAACTCCTGTTGATTCAAGTGCTTGCCAATCATCCCATTGATCAAGTTTCCTTGCACCATTGGGCAAATTCTTTTTTTCAAACTTAGGTAATTTTATTTCTATATTTGTATTGCCAACTTCTGCAATCTGTAAACACTGTAAGGCAAGTTTTGTAATAGTATCATCTGGAGCACCAAGCCACTGAAACAGTTTACGCATTTTATAACTTAACTGTCTACCAGGAACCCAACTTGCTTTGAATCCACAATTGAAACAATGATAACTTATACCACCATCTTGATTGCTAATCAATCCACCACGTTGTCTTTTATCTGGACTGTCACCGTTATGTACACAGCAGGGAGCATTGAAAGATGTCCAACCACTTGGAGTAGTCTTTCTTTTTGCAGGCAGATGTAGTGTCAGTGTTTCTTGTACGATGCTCATACTATTATTATAGTATAAAATGCAACAAAAGTCAATTAGTTTCGGATAAGAACTTTATCAATTGTGCCAGTGTTTGTTTTGGTATATTTTACTCTTAACCAATTAAACACACCATTGAAGTTTACGTGTTTGGGTTCTGTTGGACTTGCAAGTGTAGTTGATGTAATATCAAACCATTTACCTGGATTTTGGTTTTCTAAACTGCCTTGGATAGTAACAGTTCCGTCAAATGTAGTTGAATAAATTGCCGCAGTGTGTAATGCTTCATTACCGTTAAGTCCTGCTTCTGCTGTTACTTGTTCACTATGAAATTCAACTGGTGTTGTTTCTTGTTCTGTGAATGAGGACACACTGTAACTGTCTTTTGGTCCAGGGAATGCTTCACCATGCAGTTCAATAGTACCTGACATTTCAAAGTGTGAATTAGCATATGTAATTACATTAGAACTATCACTGTCTTTGATTAGATACACGGTGTATGTCAAGAACTGGTCGTCTAAGTTCGCAACATCATTTGCAGACACATTTATTGTAAACTGTCCTTCTTTGCTTGGCGTAGATGTTTCTATAATAGTACCTGTCTTGTTTAAAACTTCTGTTTTGTTTTCATCATACGCAATTAACTTAGGTGTATAAACATTTAAGATGCTTACAGGTTTCTGATCGTTGTTTTTAATCTCAAAGGTTAAGACATTGTCTATACCTCTGTATATTTTTAAATTTTTTGCGTACACTTGTCTATACTCCGTAATTATACCTGTAGCCAAATCTGCCACAAGATTGGTTTTGTCATTGACTAAATATCTGGGTGTAAGTTGCATAATACATAAGTCCTTACACATATTTATTTAATTGAGATGCTAAGAAAAGACATAGAAGAAAAATTTCCTTTTTTATCCGTCATTACATATGGCGGATCTGAGTATGTAGGAATTATCAATAACCAGGATAATTTTATTACAAGTATGTACGTGATTGCGGAAACACAATCAGAAGAAGAACGTACAAAACTGCTTGATTTAGGCGATGTATGGTGGTGGGAATCAAACAGAATGATTCCTATTAACATATTCTTGCGTAAAGATATGGAAAACTTTAGATACTGTATGATGAATATGAACAGTAAAGACGTTAAGATTATACACGGTCCAACTGTTAATTTACGTAATCTTGCAGTGAAAAGAGTAAAGAGACGCTCAGTACAACTAATTAAAAAACCTAAGTAACCTGTTCACAGATTAAATTCATTTGAACTACTATTGCATGGGCGTATGCCACTGCGTGTGCTTTCTTAAAGTAGTAACTTCCATCACTTGGTTTCTTCCACACTTCTGTCATAATGTCCGGCCACGTCTGATCTATCAGGTGTCGCTTTGCTGGACGTATTATTGCCAGTACTGCCGCCAGTTGTAGAATGTTTGTCGGCTTCAGTTGTTTTAAAATTTTCGAGTGGTCTCCTACGTGAAATAATTTTTGTACGAACTCTTCGTGACCAAGCAGTTCCCATAATGGCTCCTTTGCTAATAATCTGTTAAGGTGTTCTTCATCTTTGATGTCTTTGTATAGACTAACGTTCAAGAAGTCAAGTTTAAAGTAACCTCTATCTTCTGCTGTCTCATAGTCTATAGTAGACAAGTTATCCACAGGATTGTGTGGAATCTCTGTAACATAAATTCCAGTATTGTGTTTCTTTTCAGAATCAAGTTTTGCTACTCGATGTTTGATCTTATCAAGTACAAGTGTTCTATCTGCAAAGTCTATATCAATATCAGGCATTGTCGCTTACTAAATTATTTGGT